CTAAAGTTGCGGGACATCCAGTAAATGTCCACAATTGCATGTCAAACCAATATTGAGTCTTAGCTACTATTATTGGTTACCCCATACTGGTGGGGATCCTAATAAGTGGGGAGATCCACTAAGTATTACAGACCATACTTTGGTCACCATACACACTGTATGGTTAGTCTTCCCAACGAGGGGCAATTATAAAGGTGAAGTATTAGTGTACCGTGAAAAGATACAATTTGTATTACTAACACTTGTGGCAGCAGATGTGGTCCGAAATGATCCATCTTGTGCTGTTGCTACTACTGTGAGAGTATCTGTTATCTTGGTTGATCCATTGATGGCATCATCAACTACATTATTACGTAGTGCAAGTCCAACAAGACTGCCATTTGATAGTGACAGAAATCCAACTCCTGTTGATGCTACTGTGATTACATAAAAATCACCTACAACCATATTGGATAATGTGATCACACCAGTTTGATCCACTCCAACTATAAAAGATCCATTGGCAACGATGGGAGCTGTCCCATACATATTCGCAGTTGTCGTTCCAATTGATCCTGTAACAGTACCACCATATCCAAGACCACCATTGATTACGTGAGCATTGATCAACTCAATTTCGTAGTCAATAAAGACTTTCCCCCAATTAACTGCTGTCCCATCAACGGTACAGATAAATAAATTGGCGAAATCATATGTCTTAATGTCCAAATTAGCAGCTAATGGACCATTACGTATGTATAGTGGCTGTCTTTGTGGTTTGAATTTCAATTTTATTTCTTTCCATGGTGCATCATCTTCTGTGCCATGGTAAGTGGACGCTGCAATCTCGGACGTCGGGGCAGGGTCGGCTGCATCATAATCAGCGACCAACATAACTGATCCAGGGACATTAGTTCCAGTACGAGTTTCATATCTCGCAGTCAAACTAACCCACCTGTATTGTTCCCAACCTGATGTCTGAGTGCTCAACCAGGTCATCAAATTAAGTCCTGGTTGCATTGGTACCTTAGCTGAGGAGAAGGCCGTCGTGCCTGACACAATATTTATTAATTCTGAGTGTCCAATGGTCATACGGTCAAGGCTGTTTCTAAATATGCGTGGTGCGCCTGTGCGGTTTCCTCTTGCTGCTGATACTGGTGCTGTGACTATAGGTAATAATGTTGGTCCAGCACGTGGTTGTGAAGGATTTCCTCTACGGGATCCTCCTTTCTGATTTGTGACCAAACTTTTTGCTATAAGTTTTGCCTCTTTCTTTATCTCTTGTTTAAGTTTACTAAGTGGGCCCTTTGTCGGGGCACTGTGGTCATCTGAATTTGTGGCAGAACCATTGTTTCCATTTATGGTTGGTTTGACATCAAAATATTGTTGCACAGTCTCAATAGCTTCTCCAAGAGGGACAAATAGGTTCTTAGCAAACCAATCATCTCCTTCATGAGCATGACGTGGTGGTGTCCTGGTAGCTTGGTTACTTGCCTGATTCCTCATTCTTTCCATAGCTGCATCAACTTCAGCTGTGGTTTTTATCTCATGATCAAGCCAAGTTTTATCTGTTGATGTCAACGGTCCAGGATTCAACTCAATACCAACTAGACGTGGAGCCGGAACTGTTACTCCACATCTTCCTCCAGTGGTATTGTTAGTAGTAAGTTTCTTCCAAGTACGGCTATTAGTTTGACCTGATTTATGTGATTTCGCAGATAAGATTGTAGCCACATTTCCGTTGGTTCGGATATAGTATCCTGGTCCACTGGTGTATCTGAGGGTTCGTGGTCCCCTAGAATTGTGGGTTGATCCACCAGCAGATTGTTTAGATCCAGAGTTCCCATCTCGAAGTCCGGGTCCAGTATGAACGGGGACACTTGCTCGAACAGGGACGATGGGGACCATGGTTGATATTGTGGTGACGGGGTTGAATTTAGCGGTTGTGGGGATAGCATCAAACGTAGTTTGTGGTATTATTTGGGGGTTATTGAGTGAGGCGTCCCTCAACTGTTTTAACCTCATATATTCCGCTACTTGTCGTGTCATCTCATCATTGGACAACAACAAGTCACCGTTTAATTTAACAGGGACCATGGCTAATTTATGTGGCAGTTTGTCTATAAATGATGGGCATTTCAACATGTCATCCAAAGATTTACATTCAGCCAACCAATTATTAAAACCACTAGTGTCAAAACCAGTCAATTTCTGATCTTCAACCACGGTATACATCCATCCGTCATGATTGTCATTGGGGTACTGGTCATCAACATCCAAAGTCGAATTCCATATATTCAACAAGTTCTTGTAATCACTTACTCCCTTCCCAGACAATTCCACGGCCCGTTGGACGAACGGACCAATAATAGGTGTGTTAGCATCAGTAAGACATAAAGCATAAGCCTTTTCAAACAATTTCTCCACAGCTGTAACATCACAAGCTGTTGACACGTGTATCTTAGATGCTGCCCGTGCTATATCTGCACAGTTGTGTGGAGACCCACTCCACACGTCTGGGGAATAAATTCGTGCCAGGAAAGATACACCTTTCTCTCCACGTTTTATTACCTCAGCTTCAAGCACTTGTCCAAATCGTGCACACACCTCTGTGTATAGTTTAGGGTCAACATCAGGTGTTAAACCATCATCTCCACCATACACTCCCAATTTTGCATACGCCTCGGCTGGTTCCAAACCAGTTTCACGTATACAAATATATGCCATAAACACATTCAACAAAGTGTTTAATATAGCTGTTTCAGGTGACCCAGACTGACGGTTAAAGCCATTCTTGTATTTAACCCCCAGACTTGTAACACCACTCTTCCCATATTGCTTCTTCATCAGTTCAAGCATCTTTTTGTGGTATTTCTCCGGAAACAAAGCCATCATCACCAACTCGTCGAATTGTCTAGCGCTCTTATTGACACGCCCGTCAAATCGTGACAAGTCTGTATTAGTGACTGTGTTGGCTACTTGGCATATAGCACTGACAAGCTCTGATATCTGCTTTGGTTTTCGGCCAAACGCATAAAATTTTGTTTTCTTCAGGGCTTCTGATACCGCATGTGTGAATTGACTGTACTCAAATTTAACTTTACCATTTATGGTAGCAATTGGACGTGCAGTGGTAATCTTCTGGTAAGCTTCTTTCTTCATGAAACTTTTGATCAAATCAGACACATAGTCAAAATATGAGGCTTCTTCAGTTATGCGGCGTTGTGATGGCCTATTCAATTTATCATTAACTTGTTCAAAATCGAATGGCTCAAGTTCCCCTAATTCCTTCTTCAATATCTTGACAAATTCCACACCATACTTCATGTGTTTTTCATCAAGGTGATCAGGGGCTACCATCAAATCTGCAATACGGCCTTTAATCATCTCTTTATCATTTTCAATTGAGACTGTAGGTGCATAACACTCAGGGATAATAGGCGCCATAAATGGCACCTCTGATGGTTTACCAAGAGTGGTGGCCGTAGGATTGAAGGTATAATTATTTACAGCATCCGTCGGTATAACCAACCTTGGTGCTGCCACAGACTTCTTCTGTCGATGGTATTCAAGTAATGCCAACGTAGCCACATGGTCCATTCCAGGGATAAGTGACTTAATTTGGAAAATATTCAATTTCTCAGAAGAAGAGCGTGCTGTGGCTGCAATTGCATTGTCTTGGGCTATGTCGACAGTAGCAGAATTGTAGTCATCAACACGTGATGTGCTTGTTTTGTGCTCGTATTTATTGGTACCGATGATGGAACGGGCTACATCCATCCGAATAAATTCACCTTGTACGGGTTCAAGCCGTTTCAAGTCGGTTCCTTGAACGTTGTATGACAACAATGATCCTAATAACCCAAATTTGGCTAACGGGGTTAGCAACACAATCTGGTGGTTCTCATCAACGTAACGTTTTTCAACGGTGAAGAAAGATTTGGCATACGTCAAACCAAGAAATTTCTTACGTACAACAATAGTATCAGGACTATAATCCCACACCTTATGTGTGTATGCTCCACCACATACATTATATACAACCTCATTCTTCTTATTAAATGTGAAACGGTAGTCTTGAAAGACCCCAGAAGCAACTGATGGTTGAAATGTGTACATGATAGTGGGCAAATGATAATTATGTAATTTGGACGGAAGATCTTCAACGTGATAATCCACGTCAACCATAACAATAACCGAATTACTGTCTGGTTCATCAGAACGCGGTTCTGCGTTGAAGTCTTTAGCCCAGTGCATTACGCGATCTCCTTTGCGGTCTGCTCGTTGATCTGAAGCAGACATTGACATATAAAATGGAATTTTATTATTAGCCAGGGCATAGGTTGCACACGCGGATGACCCCGCACTACGTGCTGCTGCTGACGCTCCATGGGAGTGTCCTATAGTTGCAGTACGTTTTGGAATAATGATCTCTGTAAATTTACCACGTTCATGTTGGTTCATCTGACTTATGCGTGCAAAATTTGCAGCATATTTATTAGAACGTATCGCAACAATGATGCGATAACATCCAGTGGCCACAGAAGTGGCAGCAGACAGAATACCGATAATTTCAAGAACAGGCATTTTAAGAGAG